ATCATCATGGGTAGTATCAGTGACCAGAACCCAAAGGGAACCTATACTAAACTACCAGAGCAAAGTAGCACAGCGTATCAACAGATACACGCACCAGAATATGATCCAAAGAAACATGGTACAGGTGGTGGTATTGTTGGTGGTACAGCTGACACAGTAACTACTGATCCAAAGACAGGTAATAATACAACAAAAGATAACGTAGCGGGTGATGCAGAAGGTGGCATGACAGTATCAACTGTCAACGAACGTGGTGAAGCACAGGAGCAGACTGATGCAATGAAAGCCGCAGATGAAAGGAAGAAATATACAGTACATGTAGGTAATGGTAAGTGCGGTACACCATCTGATGTTAAGATAAAGGGTACTACTGCTGAGTTCTTAAAGTGGGCAAGAGGTATAGAGAAGAATGATATAGGTGAGTTTATTGACAAGAAAACTGGTGAGATAGAAGATGTAGCTGGAGAGATTGAAGCAGTTCAAGAAAGAATACAAGGGTTCATGGGTGGTGCATTGGCTAATGTCAAAGGCACAGTGATGAAAGAGGTTCAGAAAGAAATTGAGGATATCATTAATGACATCAAGACTCCTGATCCAGATTTAATAGATCCAACTGTAAAGAAACTCAAAGATGTAGGAGATCTTATTGACTGTCTATTCAAACAGATATTCGAGGAAATGCTCGATGTTATCGGTGGACTATTGGAGGATCTTATCAGACAAGCACTAGACTCTGCATTGTGTTTGGCACAGGATCTATTCCAAGAACTGTTTGGTGGATTGATGGACAAGTTACTACAAGGACTTGACACTGCACTTGCTATACTTGATGGTGTATTGAGTGCTATTAAGAATAATGCTAACCTTATACAAGGTATCACTGCTAAGGTACTCGATCTAATCGACATGGTTTGTGATGGTGACCTATCTTGTGCTCTTGGATTATCAACATTCGAGACAGGAGCAGGAGGTAAAGAAGATGAACAAGGTAAGCAGAAGAAACAAATAAGTCAGTACAGTGATGCAGCAAAGGGTCAATTAAAGAGTGGTAAGACTCAGGTAGTTGGCACAGGTAAGCCCAACTCACGTGGATGGGTTCCAGTTACCAAGTTTGAAAATGGTAAGATGGTTAAGAAAGCATTCAACACTAAGAACGGTGAGTACGCAAATGTTGGAGCATCAGGCACAGGTGTGACTGATAGGTCATTTGAGAAGGGTAAGAGTTTAGTAGAGAAATTTGATAGTGTATATCCTATACGTGCATCAGATGGTACTATTAACTATGAGAGTCTCAACTGTGATCCGTCTAACTTACGTAAGAAACCTTGCTTCCCAGAATTAATTTGGGACAATGCACAGTCTACAAGTCTTATTAGAGCATTGCCTATCATAGATGACATAGGTTCTATGGTTGGTGTATTCATGCGTAATAAAGGATCTAATATTAATACAACTGCTAGGGTGAGAGCAATGTTCACCTGTAATGAACCAGAGGGTGTTGGTGCTAAGTTGACCCCTATCATTAAGAATGGTAAGATAGAGAAAGTAAGAGTTGATAAACCAGGTGTAGGTTATGGATTAGATCCTGATAATACCTATTGCCCTAAAGAGCAAAGGTTCTTCCTTATCGACAAAGTAGAACTAAATGATTATGCTGATCCAGGAGAAGTATTGTTCTATCAGGAATCAGATGGTGATCCAAACACAGCAATACTTCAAGTGATAGAGTATGACTACGACAATACAGGTTTAGTTGCTCTAGCTACACTTGATAAGACAGATAGTATTCCACCAGGTCTTAAATTACAGACTGCGGGTGGTTTATTTAAGTTCCAACTTAACCCAATTAAGGAGTTCTATGACCTCGCTATTCCTGCTAATGCTACAGCATTATGGGCAAATTGTTCGGACATACTACCAGTTCTTGATACTATAGATATCACGAATGTAGGTAAAGGATACAAAGAACCCAAGATATATGTCGGACCTGATCTGGTTGGCGATATATCAGTTGATACAGAGGGTAGACTACTTACTCCAACTATCACAACTAAAACTTTAGGATTTGTTAGACCTCGGATCGTAGATCCAGAAGGTTACGGTGCTGCCGTAGTTCCTACATATCAGTACGTAGGACCTACTAAGTTTACTGAGATCTTTGAATCTCAATCCTATATTGATTGCGTAGGACATCCAAATGGCTAGAATAGACACCACAAACACAGAATTATTTGATGGAAGTGAGGAGACGAATGATAATCCTCAACACATCACGAAATATCCTAAGAACTGGGTAACAGTCACTTCAGCGGGTCATGTACTGGAATTTGATAACACAGAAGATGGTGAAAGAATAAGATTAATCCATGGTAAGAGTGGTTCTCTCATTGAAATGGACGAACAAGAGGACACATATCTTATCTCAAAGAGGGATTTACACCTAAATAGTGACAGAACGACCACCCTTAAGGTCGGAAAAAACAAAAAGGAAGACAAACTTATCATTCAAGTTATCGGTGATGCTCACCTCAACGTGGAAGGAAACTTACACACAGAGGTAGAGGGTAATAGATATGACCACGTAGCAGGGGAATATCAATTACATGTCGGTGGTGCTATGATGATAGATTCATCATCTAACATCGGTATCAACGCTGACAATGAACTTAGAGTCATTGCTAACTCTGTTAATCAGAGATGTACTTTTGCCCACATGGACATGAAGGCAGGAGGACAGTTGACAGAGGAAATCAACGGTAATCGTGTGATCAGAATGAATAAAGAAGGAGGCACTTTCGCTATAGAGTCAGCGGGTGATCTCCGATTTAATGTCAAAGGGTGCCACTACAATAAAGTTGGCAGAAACAGTATTACAGAAGTCGATGGCAAGATCAAAACGATTGCCCACGGAGACGATATAGATTGTATAGAGGGTGGACAACCCTCTGGTATGGATACCAACCTAGCAGGAGGAATTGGTTGGGATCTTCAAACAGGAAGCAGTAACGTAAATATAAGCACAAAAGATTTTGTTATGTCATCAAGTGGAAGTGCAAATATGTCTGCATCTGGTGGTACATTTACAATCACATGTAATAACGGAATATACCTGAATTGACATTCTGATTTGAATGTACTATAGTAAAGGAACAGACTAAATGTTTGGAATGACAATCTCGTCAAGTCAGGCTAAAACTCTCGTTGATTTTATTAATGCAGAGAAAGCAAACTACATAGAGGAGAAAGTTAAGGGGATACCCAACCAGAAGAATGCTATGAAGATCTATAAAGAGATTCATGCTGATCTGGAGGACATCAAACACTATGCTGATGACATCATAAAGTATGCCAGATGTCATAGTGGCACAATGTCGACCCCAAATGCTTACCCATTGCCCTATCATAAGGACAGTGATTATGGAGATCCATGGAAGACTATTTGAAATTGTGTGAGGTGGACATCCCCGCACGTAAATTTACTATCACCAGTGACCAATCTGAAGTACAGGTTCTTAACTGTGATGACCCTGAGCAATTCATGAGGGTATTGGAATTTGTCAGGTCTACGTGCCAAGTCAATGAAGTATCGTACAAGTATTAATTATGTCACACTCGGTTACGTTCATTAAGATCAGAGATATCTTGAGAAACGCACCTAAACCAGTAACAGATGATGTGTTGCTAGAAGTAGCATCACTCGCTATTGCTGAGACTCTCGGTGAGAGAGCAACTGAAACAGTAAAATGGGACAGTAAAATTAATGATGACCTTGGACTAGACTCACTTGATACAGTTGAGTTAGTTATGTTTCTTGAAGAATGCTTCAGCGTAGAAATACGAGATGAGCAAGCAGGAGAGATCGTCACTGTAGGTGATGCTATCTCTATTATTAAAGAAAATAAAGCAGGGAAACCTCGCAAGGTAGACAAACGTAAGGTCAGTAAGTCATTCGCTCAACAAACAGAAGCGAGGGCAAAGGCACAAGCAGAACTTGATGCTGATATTGAACAAGCGTTAGATGAAGACTAAAAAAATATATTACAACTATGTCGTAGGTGGCAGTGAAAAAGCATTTCTCGATGAGTCTGAATTAGACTTTTGGGCAGATGACTATTTTGAAGCACCGACTCCTGCCCTTAAGGGATACAACCCTGATTATAGACATTCCAAATGCCCTGCCTTTAAGGAATACTATAAGAACACATGGGTAATGCGACAAAGTTTCCCACTTGGGATGATATATAAATCTACCGACCAAAGAATCGAGACTAATATACCTCAAGAAAATTTTGATGTATATTTTATGCTCGGTGATGGATGGACGGATGCGGAGTACCCAGAGGTACAGTTCAAACAAGGATATTGTTTTTGGACAGAAGACTCTGATGTATGGTTGGAACAGTTCCAACACCCAGACATGACACGTTTAGGTTTAGACGTAGTATGTGGTGCTTTCCCAATATCAGTATGGCAACGACCTATTAACTTAGGGTTCACAATTAAGACTCATGACAAAAACATCTGGATCGAAAAAGGATCCCCGCTATGCTATGTTAGATTCTTTAGTCAAAGAACAAGAGATGTCAAGTTCACACTTGAAAAACGACCCATCCCTAAAGAAGTGCTTAAGCGACAACTTCAAAGCTTGTGGCTCAAAGACTGGCACAAAAACTTCTCATGGAACCTCATCAAAGACAGATTGAGGAAGGAAGAGGAGACAGAAAAGAAATGCCCTTTTGATTTTTTATGGAAGAAATAACACAACTCTACAAAGAGTATCGCACACTTGACGGTGTTGGTGTTTGTAAGGTATACTTTATAAACGGTATTGCCTTCTCATTCGACGAAGATGACTGCCCTAGCGACGTTAAAACAATAATGGTCGCAGAGGAGAAACCTGAGTTGAAGCATGAAGATCTGTACAAAGGTAGTTCTTACCTCCTAGAGGAGGGATTTGAGTTGGATGTTCTCTTAGAGGATATCAATGACGATTTGTTTAACGACAATGAAGACAACTCACCATATCACAAAATACCAAAAAGATACTAGAATACAATGGACAAAACGGATAAAGATATCCGAAAAACCGCTAAGAAAATTATTAAAGACAAGCAGAACTGGTCTCTCGCTGAGAGACTCTATGCTAAAATGATTCGTAAAAGTATAAAAGACAAGAATGAAACTGTCGAACGGTGAAGTGATAGTGATAGATGATTTATTATCTACACAGCAGCAAATAGCGTTATATGTCGAAGCATGTATGTTACCATATCAACTGAGTGGTAGTAATAAGTTCGATGTACAGGATATAAAAACACAAAAACCAGTCTCTTACGTCGATCAGAAATGGGTTATGGATAACTTCATGTCTGGTGGTGTGGGGGACTATCTTAGTAAGTACGTACCTTTCAAAGTTGAGAAAGCATATGTAAACTGTGGTATTCACAGTGAGAGTCCTGATGTACATTGCGATAGTTCACGCAAGGGAGACAAGACTCTGCTATATTATATGAATAGAGAGTGGAAACATGAGTGGGGTGGAGAGACTATATTATTAGATGACCAATCTAATGAAATAGAATATATTACACCATTCAAACCTGGTAGAATAATTATATTTGACAGCACTATACCACACTCAGCAAGGCAGCAATCTTTCGCTGCTCCAATGTATAGGTTTACGTTAGCAATCAAGTTCAATGCTTGAAGAATTTTTAGAGTGGTTTGAAGGAGAGTTTAACAACTGGGGACAAGCATCTAGTTGGCCATCTTACTATGCTCATGTATTACTGACACATGAGAGGATAGAGGGTACAAAGTTCAGATCATATCAGAGATACAAATATAATAATGAGGAGTATAGACGCAAGGAGATAGAGATAATACAGAGAGATGATGAGATCATAGCACTCAATCCTGTAGCAGATATACACTTTATCAAGGATGGTGATATGTACGTTGGACGTAATTTTAAGAGTCCATGGGTTAACGATGGATACCTCAGATCTGAAGCAATATTAGAGAAGGATAAGTATACAGTGGTGGACAGAGGATACGATGAACAGGGTAACCAGACATGGGGTAGTCGTTACGGACCGTTTGTCTTCGATAAGACGTATAAATAAATAAAGAAATTAATGTAGGGTACGTGTGGCAACTCGTAAGATATCAGACCTGACTCTACTGACGACA